CAGGATATGGTATTGAGTGGTAAATATCAATCAAGCCGTGAGAATATGTCCGTTGCTGCCAATGGTGCTTGTTTTACTAATGAGCATATCGGTATTATTCCTGAAATCATTAATGAGTATTATGGTAATCGTAAGATCATCAAACAAGAAATGCTTGGTGTTGAACAAGAACTTGAGAATGCAACCGATCCTGCTATCAAAGAACAATTGAAACGCAAAGTAAACCAATTGCATAACTCACAGATGGCTATCAAAATTAGTATGAACTCACTATATGGTGCCATGGCAAATGTTTACTTCCTATATTATATTAACGATATGGCCGAGGCAATCACAACCTCAGGTCAATTGTCTATTCGGTATGCTCAACAGTCAGTAAACAATTATCTCAACAAGATCCTTAAAACTGATACTGACTATATCGTATATATTGATACCGACTCAATCTATGTTGATATGGCACCGATTGTAGAATCAGCATTTGGTACTGTTGATGTTGACCGTAAGAAAGGTGAGGAGTTCCTCGACAAAGTTTGTCAGATGAAAATTGAACCAGTGATTGATGCTGGCTATGAAGAACTTGCAAAAAAGATGGGTGCCTACCGTCAAGCAATGGGAATGAAACGAGAAAAGATTACTGATAAGTCGGTGTTCATTGCTAAGAAACGGTACATTATGAATACACTGAATTCCGAAGGTGTTCACTATGAAGAGCCAAAGATTTCAGTTACAGGTTTAGAATCAGTGCGCTCATCAACACCTGAGGTATGCCGTGAGAAACTCAAAAAATCATTCAAAGTTATTATGAATGAAGGTGAAGAAGCAATGCAGCAGTTCATCCAGGATTTCCGTGAAGAATTCCGAACACTTAATCCTGAAGACATCGGACGTAATAGCGGTACCGATAACATTGATAAGTACAAAGTAAAAGGTTCTTATAAGAAAGGTTGTCCAATGCACGTTCGTGGTTGTATTCTATACAACAATCATCTCAAACAGCTAGGACTAAATAAACGGTATGACTCAATCGCAGGTGGTGACAAGATCAAGTTCGTTTACTTGAAAATGCCAAATCCTATCCGTGAAAACATTATTTCGTTTCCAGGAGCATTACCTAAAGAATTTGAGTTGACAAATTACATTGACTATGATAAACAATTTGAAAAGGTGTTCCTCAGTCCGATTGAATCAATCCTTGATGCTATTGGTTGGAATGCTGAAAAAATTAATACACTTGAAGATTTCTTTGGATAAAGGTAACACCATGACAAACACAAAGCTTAATTCACTCGAGGCAGCATGGCGGTATCAGAATACTGTTGTGGAAGCACTCGAAGCTGAGAACGCACCAGACAAATATGTAACTATGGCTAAAAAGAAACGGTTGCAGATCAAAGATAAGATTGCAATTTTAAAAAATGAGGTACTAAATAATGACTGATATGGCACACGATATGTATATGATGCATAATAAATTCGGCGTGGCCGAATGGTTTGAGAAAAACAAAGATGATAAAGATCTTATGCGTAAATACCTTATGTTCCGCATGCTAATGATTGGTGAAGAATACCAAGAAACATTATCAGCTATTAATAATTCAGATGCTGAAGAAGTTGTTGATGGTTTGATTGATATGTGCGTATTCGCATTGGGTACACTTGACGTATTTGGTGTTGATGCAAATGAAGCATGGAACCGTATCTATGAGGCAAATATGGCAAAGGAACCTGGTGTAAAACCTGGTCGACCTAACCGTTTTGGTTTACCTGATTTGTTGAAACCAGCAGGGTGGACACCACCTTCACACGAAGGTAATCATGGTAATTTAGATAAAGCTTTGTAAGTTTTACATTACTGTCACAAAACTTTGAGGTTTCTGTAATAAATAATTTAAGGCAAGGTGGTAAATACCTTGTCTTTTTTATGTGAGCGACGGGGTAAAGCCGTCAAACAAAAGGAGAAACAAATGGAACTACTCACAATGTGGAGTCTTATCGGATTCCTGCTTGCTGCATACGCAGTAATCGCCAATGATTCAGTACAAACTCTCGGTACTTGGATGGCATCAAACAATGAGAGATTTAATTTTAAAGTATTATGGGCCGCAGCATCTGCGGTTTTGTTATATACACTCTGGTATGGGTGGTATATGAATGGTGGTGATATATCCTATGGCCGTTTGAATAAGATCCCATTTCAAGATGTGCAATGGTATCATGCTGCAGCACCTGCTATTCTTGTAGCATTAACACGAATGGGTGTACCTGTTTCAACATCATTCCTAGTCTTATCAGTATTTGCTTCAACCTTTGTGTTGGAAAAGATGCTTATGAAATCTATTATGGGTTATGGTGTAGCCGCGGCATTTGCTTATGCGGTATGGTTTGCTATCCACAAATACTTTGGACAATGGTATGATGAAACAAAACCAGTATCCGAAAGCAATAAGAAGTTTTGGCGTGTAGCCCAATGGGTTGCTACAGGTGGATTATGGTTTACTTGGTTATCTCACGATATTGCTAACATTGCAGTATTCTTACCACGTGTCATTCCTGTAGACTTAATGGTGTTTATCAGTGTTGTGTTTGTTGCAGGCCTATTCTTTATGTTTAGAGAAAAAGGTGGTAAGATCCAAAAGATTGTTTTGGAAAAGCATAATACTCGTTATGTTCGTTCAGCAACATTGATTGACTTGTTTTATTGGTTATGTCTATACTTCTTCAAAGAACTGAATGATATTCCTATGAGTACAACTTGGGTCTTTGTTGGTTTACTTGCAGGCCGTGAATTGGCTATGGCTACATACTTTGGTAAAAAGAAAACAAAATCAGTATTCCCATTGGTCGCAAAAGACTTTGGAAAAATGATGGTTGGTCTTGGCGCCTCAGTTGCATTGGTGTTACTAATCCACTATGTTATTAACCCATCTTAAATTAATTTAGAATGTTACCGCAATCATTTTTTGTTTGCGGTAACATTTTGTCACATGGTAGATAAATAAAATCACATAACTACCATAGGAGGTCCACCATGTGCTCACCAGCAGTACGTAAAGAAGCCAACCGTTTGAATTGGATGGTAAAAGGTCAACTGATTACAAAGTCAGAATCTGACACAGTAGTTGAATACATTTACGATAGTTATTTCAGAAGATTGTGGGGCAACCATGAACGTGGCCAATATGGCACCGAAGGTTTTGATGAAGCATATAGAATACGTGAAGAAGAAGTTCGTAATGACGAAATTATGAAAGTTGCTGTCCTCGGAGGACACTTCGACTAGCAAGAAAGTATATTATGGAATTAATTTGATTTAAAAAGAAATTAACTATTGACATTTGGTATAGAATCAGTTATATTAGAATCAACAAATAAAGGAATATACCAAATGTCTACAGAATTACGCAATGTACCGAACTTAAACGCAACAACTGAATTAACTCAAACTCGTTTTTGGGGTGGTCAGGATCGTAAGCAATGTGTTCAAATAACACAAGCAAAACCTCGTGGTTTTTCTCAGCCTACTACATCTGATGGATTTTTCAACCATGTTGAATTGACTCGTGAGCAGGCTCGTGAATTGGCTGTTGAGTTGATGTTGTTTGCTGAAGGTCGTGAAGTTGAGGAATTTGAAACAGTATAATTTAATTTGGTTTTAAATTAAATTGTCTATTGACATTTGGTTTAGAATCAGTTATATTAGAATCATCAAATGAAGGAATACCAAATGTCATATATCGTAACAAACCTAACAACAGGCGTTAACTATAAAATGGATGTTGTAAAATCTTTTCAAGATGCAATTGCTGAGCCAACAAATAAGTATACTGATGGTTCAATAAACTGGGATTATGTTGCAGCAGATATGCATATGGACCTTAGCACATGGTATGCTGCATCTTATATTGATGAGGCCTTTGAATATATGGCTTCTCTTGAAGATGAAGATCGTGCAGTAGAAGTTAAAATGTTGGAGTACGTATAATGACACCTTGGATCCAAGAAACTCGTAATGGCTTTGAAATGGCTGAAGAAGAAATAGACCGCATTTATGCTGAGCCTGTTCAAGGCGAACAAGCAATTGCTGTTCAACTTGACCTAAAATCTTGGGCTTTGGAAAAAGGCTTGTGGAATACTGATGAACCTTATAATGATATGATTGTTTGTCACGCTATTGATCGTGGTTGGCTTCAAGAATATTCAAATGGTATGGAGGTTGTAGGATGAGGTATTGTGAGAAATCAGACACCTTTGAATTTAAAGGCCGTGTATATGATGTAGAATTTGGTTCAGATGATACACGTCATGGAGGGCCTTTTGACCGCGGCTCAGCGGATAGTTACTATGGGCGTGGTTGTCGACCTCATTACTATGTTGGTGATACTGGACTGTCTGAAGTCGTTGCTGAGCTGACTGATATTGAAAGAGATGCGTACTTTGCTGGGTATGAGTACAATGAAGAAATCGTTCGAGATTTTAAAGATTGGGGTTAATTTCTTTTTAACTTAAATTAACTATTGACATTTGCTGTCGAATCAGTTATATTAGAATCAACAACAAAAGGAAAACACCATGAACTACTCAGTATATCAAATTCAAATGACTCGTGAAATTGCTGACAAAGTAAACGCAGGCGAAACTGTACCAGCATTTGAAGCTCGGAATAAAATGAACCTTGACTTTGCTGGTCACAAAATGGGTGGTTTGGCAGATGAGGCACTTACTGCTGGTTTTTACACTCACGTTGCTAACATTGAAGCTGAAGATGCAAACGATGTTTTTGAAATTGGTAATATGGGTCCTGAGTCGGCAATCACTCGTTTTTCTCGTATGCACTCACTATCAGTTGGTGATCTTATCGTTGATGAAGAAGGTCAGGTAATTGTTGTTGCTCCTATGGGTTTTGTAGCATTTGCCTTCCGTCCTGAAATGAACAAGGTTGCTGCATAAATAAACTAAAGGAGTTTATAGTGGCAAAAGAATATATTGTAGAACTTGAGATCAGGCTCCCGGATAGAAACGGGGTGCCTGTTCCTGATGTTGAAATTAGAGAATGGGGTTTAAGCTTGGGCTGTCACAGTGTTGAGCCTACTGGCACATCTGATGATGGCTTTCGTATATTTACGTTTAAAGGAATTAACCGAGAGTCAGTTGCTAATATTGGCGCTCGAGTATCAGCGGTCGATGGAGTAACTTTTGATCCTGATTCAGTGTATGAAGCTGATACTGATTTTCCTGACCATTTTACTTCTGCTCAAAATGCCATTATCTTTCCATCAAGGTTTACTGCTGCTGATTACGCATATAGTGAAGAAGGAGACTTTATTGGTGTAGTCCTTGAAGATGGACGGACATTATCTCCTGGTGATTACCTTGATAGATCAGGTACTATCATACCAGGTGGTGCTAAAGGAGTTATTAAAGGTAATCCGTATGACTATGAAACTTCATTGGTAACTGATGAAACTCACGTAACTGATGGTGAAAACAATCCACAGATTGAAGATACACCTGCCGAAGGTATGCCAGGTTGGGAATTACCTGATATTGAAATACCTGACGATTGGTTTGAAGATCTTACAGATTATGACGAACAGATAATTGTTAAAACGCAAGAGTAGCTGTATCATTTAAGTCACTAAAAATAATCAAAGTTTTTATTTGATTGACATTTCATCAAAATAGTTTATATATATCTAGTAATCGTTGATACAATTCAGCGCATGGACAGGACCGCGGGGCAGTACCGCGCAGCTCCACCATAACTACACTTGAGCGGTTGGCCTAGTGCAAGTAAGGACTCGAAAGAGAATAGACTTGAGTGTAGTTATGATGGGGCTGAACAAGGATCGACTGACGTGAAGAGATGAGAGTAGATTACCGTGTTGGCCTACGTTATTAAGCCAAAATTTTTAATTGCAAATGACAATTATAAACCATCTGGATTTGCCCTAGCGGCGTAATCAAAGGGGGTTGGCCACTTACCTAGCAACAGAAAATGTGGCACATTTTTAACAAATAATAAAGGAAGTAATATGACCAAATTTCTATCAACAACAGCCCTTGTATTCGCGGGTACAGCGGCATTTGCAGATCAAGCACCTGTAACACCAACACCAGCAGTCACACTTAGTGGCGAAATTGAAACAGTAATCGCTGAAGGTCTGAATGATAAATGGGGTGCAACTACTTCATTCGGTTTTGATGGCGCTTTGACAAACGGCGCTGCAACAGGTTCAATGGAATTTGTTGTTGACTCTGATAATGATCTAACACTTGACGGTTGGTCAATGGGTACCAATGTTGCAGGAGTTGCAATGTCTTTTGGTGACCAAGGTAATATCTGGTTTGACACAGAGTCTGGCGCAACAATTGAAGAACCAACAATGGCTGGCGAAAGCTTGTCCCTCGGCGTTGGTGGTGCAACGGTTGCATTGGCATTCACTGATATTGGTACAGACGTAACTGACATTGCTAACGTACAAGGTGCATACACACTAAACGTTGGTATTGCCAATGTAACTACAGCAGGTGATTATAAC